GGATCTTAACTCTTTGAGTATCAATGACTTACGAAATCTGAGTCAAGATAACTCGAAAAGTCATAAGTCATTGATACTCAGCATATATGATAAGTAATTGAGTATCAACGGGTTATATGAATAAACATGATCATCAGCCTAACTCATTGACTATCAAACACTTATGATATACCCTTGAATATCAATGACTTATGACATTCATCTAACTTATTGATCAATTTAGAGTAATTTTTGGTATATCTGAGTTCTACTCCATATGCTTTGAGGAACTCTGGGGCTATCACTCCATTAAAAAATGTCTCAAATAGATCCGTAGCTGATTTATCTCCAATCTTGCTCAACATTGATTCTAAATGGTGTTTAGTGCTGTCGAAAACATCAGCTTCTTTTCCTTTGATCATTATTCTGCGATTTTTATATGGTTTATATCTTATTGACTATCAATGACTTACAAACTATTTTCTATTGATAGCAGATTCATAAGTTATTGACTATGAACAGGATGCACTAGAGAAGTTATTTTGCTTCTTGAACTCAATCTTGGCAGGAAATTTTCCATCAAGTAGATCCTGCTTATGTGAGATAATGAAAACATTTGAATCATCTCTCAGTGTGTACAATATCTTAATCAGATTATCCACACCATCGGCATCAAGTGATGAATCGAATGTTTCGTCAAGGATTAGTAGATTTGTGTTGGCTGAATTCTTCATCTTAGCAATGTGACGCCAAGAAAAGAGTAGAGCTAAATCAATTCTCTGCTTCTCTCCCTCTGAAAAGGAAGAGTATGAAAAGTCATCCCTATGTCGTGATTTGATAGTCTCATTGAAAGATTCATCGAGATTGAATGATACAAAGAAATCTAGAATCTGTAGATACTGATTGATCAACTTATTCATTACCGGAAGATATTCCCGAATGATCTTAGTTTTAATACCGGTATCTTTTAACAACTCAAATATCGCTTCTATGTATGTTCGAACATGAGCTTGTGATTGTTGTTGCTTTTCAAGTTCTTTAATATGATCTTGGTTATCATTTAATTCCTTTTCAGCTTGAGTAGTATCAATTGATTTAACTGATGAATTAGATTCAAGGCTTTTAATCTGATCATTACAATGATAAATAGTGCCTTCATTCATTCGAATATCAGTTTTAATCTTATCTAATTCCTCTTGCTCTCTTTTAAGAATATCAAGCTTGTTTTGTAATCCTTCTAATTCTCCATCAATCTCTTTGAGTGTATCATTAATACTTGTTGCATCCTTTTCAATATCTTTCCTCTTAGTAGCCTTCAATTTATCACTGAGTAACTGATCACAAGTTGGACAACAGTCATTTGTCTCATAAAATTTAGCTTGCTTTACGAGCGCTTTAATATCATGATTATGTGTAGTCTTATTCGAATTAAGCTGATTCTGATTTGAAACAATTACATCAATGGATTTACTTAATGATGGCCAAGCATTATCAAATTGTTTTTGAAGTTCTTTATTGCGCTGATACATTAAATCAGCCTCATCTTTTAACTCTTGTATCTTCTTTTCATTTTTAACAGTTTGTTTTAAATCAATATCTTTTAACTCTCTGATGTGTTTCTGTTGAAGTCTAATCTTCTCACGGGTGATATTCATATCATTAACCGTATTGTTTAGATCATTCTTTAATTTAGCATATCGATCTTTGGTAAGTACATTCATCTTAGTGAAAATACCAATATCAAGTAGATCTTCAATTACATTTCGTCTCTGTGCCGCTGGGAGTTGCATGAATGGAATGAAGCTACTTGATCCCAGAACAACAACTTGATGGAATGACTTATGATTCAACTTCAGAATATTAGTCTCAAGTACTTTCTGATAATCACGAGTATGTGATTCTTGATTTAATAACTTATCATTCTGATATATCTGAAATTTACCAGGCTTGATTGATCTAAAAACTTTATATCTATTTCCTGCAACAGAGAATGTAACCTCAACTTCACAGTTCTTGCCGTTGATGCTATTCACCAACTGAGGCTTATTGATATTACGATGAGGTTTACCAAACAATGCAAATGATAATGCATCGAGCATTGTTGATTTGCCTGCACCATTCGATCCAACTACTAGCGTAGCGGAATCTTTATTGAGTTGAATCGTTGTTGGAGTATTCCCTGTACTAAGGAAGTTCTTATATTTTAGTGTTTCAAATGTTATCATTATATATCTGTCATATTTTGAGCCTCGACATAGAGTTCATGCATAAGCTTCTTGAGTACTTCTTTATTCAAATCTGTTTCTGTCGCATCGATATAACTATTAAGTAATGTAGGGGTATCTGCTGTACTGACACCTTCATCTTCTACATTATCACCAAGATACTCTTCGAATGATTCAGCGATCTTAATTTCAAATGGTTCAACTCTTTGCAATTTATCAAACCACTTATCAAATTCATACAGGTTCTTTTTGTTAAGGATAATAACCTTAACATATGTATTCTTAAATTTATCTGAGATATCTGGTTTTTTAGTTTCATCATATACAAGTTTATGAAACATACTATCATCATTTTCGATAGGAGTCAATTCTCTTGTTTCAGTATCAAGTATATGAAAATACTTTTTCTCATTCGCATCTGAAAATGTCAGTTGTAATTGAGTACCAAGGTAATGAATATTATCTCTACTGCTCTTTGTATGATAGTGACCTGACATCACCATATCAAATTTATCAAATGGTTTTGTTTCCATACCATGTGTAGCTTTGACACCACGCATCATTTCAAATCCATCTAATTCAAGGTGACCTGCCAGAATCGATGCCTTAGTATCTTTTATAGCTTTAAGTGATCTTTCTTTATTCTCTGAACACATCCATGGTAGAAGTAACATATCAAGGCTATCATATGATATAACTGTTGGCTCTGTTATTACATTTATGTTATCATAACCATCGAGGATCTCAACAAGAGAGTTTAATTCATTTGTATTCTTGTAATAGACATCATGGTTACCCAAGATGATATCCATTGTAATATCATGTTCTTCAAGCTTCGAAATGAATGTTTGATAATTGTGCTTGAGAACCTTGAAGTTTACATACTTACGATGCTCAAAGTAATCCCCAAGGTGTACTATCTTTTTGATATCATGTTCAAGTAAGTATGGGAAGAATGTATTCTTATAAAACCTTTCTGAATAATCAAGAAAGAGATCTGACCCATTACGAACACCTGCATGTGTATCGTTAATTACGGCTAATTTCATATATTATACTATATAGAAATTTTCAAATGAGTCAACAACTTTCTTCTTGGCTCGTTCTTTCCTCTTTATCTTCTTACCAAATTCTTTAATCTTATCATCTTTAGATCTATTCATCTGACTCTTATAACGAACTTGCTCTACAATTGAGTTTGAATCACAATGACTATCAAATTCAGCGAATGCTTCTGCACCAGCATAATCAATATATCTCTCTTTAATATCTTGTTGCTTCTTTTCTTTAGCGATTCGACGAAGGAAAGCATAGTAAGAGATTTGCGTAAAGTATGCAAAAGCATTTGGCAAACCTGTTCGTGTTGCTTTCTTAACATCATAATTCATAATAGCTTTGATACAATTCTCGACTGCATCCATCACCATCTCTTCACGATATGTATATGAATAGAAATTTGGCTTATGTGATAACCCTTCTGCTATCTTTAGGAAACAGGAACCAATATATTCTGTAACAGTGGGCTCATTCTTATCATTTTCTCTAGCCTCATTTACTGTATTAACATAATCGACTACTGCTTGAGAAAATTCTTTGTTATTTACATAGTGTTGTTTTGCACGTTTCATTATATAGTATAATATATATTATATTTAATTTGTCAATACCTTATTTGATGTTTGACATAGATTTGACTTCTTATTATAATTGATTTATTGAAAAGAAAGGAATATCTTAATTGTTTTCAGGCTTCCAGTCCCATCTTCTTTTGGGCTCTTTTAAATCCTTATTGACAAGATGATTGAATATATCTTCATCACCATTGAATATACTTTCCATTATATCATCTTTACTATCTTGATATGTTTTATTCATCATAACATATCTGAGATAATGTGCCTTTAATTCAAATGTGGCTTCACAACGACTAACGATATTATTAGAATTAAGTTCTGTTATATCATATACAGAGGTTATATTCCATTCCATAATATGATAACCCTTATCTGTATATAGTATCTGACCAGGAATTGTAATAAAGATTATCTGTCCTGTATCATCATCTTCAATATCTAGCTCTTCTGCAACAATGTAACTTCCATCAGTGAGTCGATATGTATAAATATCGGTTTCCATCATCTCTTCTAATATTTCATTCATAATATATTCATCTATATTTATAATAGCGGAACTTCGTATATTTGATAATCAAATCTCTCTTTATTATATATCTTGACACGTTCTACAGCATGATTCAGTGTATAGTTCTTCCTCTTCTTCCATGAGAGATCATCAGCTAAATCATATATAACTGTACCTTGGCCATTCTCACTCTTTCTCAAACCTCTACCGATGGATTGAAGGACACGGATTTGAGATTTAGAAGGTGATGCAAAAATAATATTGTGAAGATTCTTAATATTAATTCCAGTTGAGAAGGTCCCCGAATCATTCACGAGGATGCGACAATAATCGCACCCTCAAACCTTTCTATTTTACTTGGTTTCATTTTTAAGTTTCCTTTCCCTTGCTTCTTTTCGTTTTTTAAGCATCATCGCTTTAAATGCAGGATCTTTCCATTTCTCTTTAAGTCTATTAGAATGTTCTTTATTCTTCTCTTCTGAACGTTTTGGACGTTTCAACATTTTAGATTTAAACTCAGGATCTTTCCATTTCTTTTTAATCTTCCTGCTGGCATCCTCTCTTTTATTTATATTCTGATTAGCGCGAGTCGTTGACTCAACAAATTGTTCTTTTTCCTCAATCGATTTGTTATCCCACATCTTTTGCGCTGCTTTTTTCATTCTAGCTTTGCCCGCGGGTGAATTTCTTTCTTCAATCATGGACTGTCTCACTCTTTCTTTATATTCATCATCAGCCCATAACTCTTTAAATTGAGTACTAATCTTCTCTCTAGCACCTGATTTTGAATATCTTTTTTTCGATAATTCGCTTGCCCATCCGTCTTTCATTCTTCCACTGGTTATTTCAGCCATCCTTTTAACATATTCATCATATTGCTCAGAATTTTTAAACTTATCCCATCCACGTCTTCTAGCCTTAGAAATAGCATCTCTATATTCAGATTTTCTTTCTTCTAAAGTTGGCTTCATAAAGTTCAATGTACATTGAAGATCATTTCTATTATAAGCTAAAAATAATAGCATATGTGCTTCACAATGATCATTATATTTCAACCTTACCGTATGATCATTCTCCTTTATACACCTGGGTAATATATGGTGATCTTCGCAATAAAACTCATCACCATGATATTCGTTTTCGTATATAAATTCAATATATTCATCAAATTTATCTTGATTATCGGGAGTGCCGAGATTACTTATTAATAACTCTTTTACTTTTTCTACTGGTATAAACATAAAGTTATTTATACAAATGGTGTTTTTCAGCGAGTTTTTGTATAATCTCTTCTATACTCATACCTGTAAAATAACCCCGTTTCTTATATTCAATAGCTAATTCTCTCAGTGTATATTCTTCATCTGCAGTTAGCTTTAATCCATTTTTCGCATACATCATCATCCTCTGTTATATTCTTAGCGTATTTAAAGGAACCATTAGTTAGTATTACTTTATTATTATGATCCAAACTCACACTTAAATTTCCAAAATGGAGTGTGATACTACTATTTTCTTTTTCTGTGAGAGAACGAATCTTTTCTCTTTCTTCTGCATTAACAGAACCAGATACGAAGAATACTTTTCTCTTACCTGCTCTATCTCTTATCTGTTTAAATAGGGGTTCACCATGTTTCTTAACGAGATTATAAAGAACTAGAGTATTTCCTGTTTGATCTAGAGCCAAGTTAGTGATGAATCTATTCCTCTTTTCGTGAGCCGCAATGAAGCTGATTTCATCTGCATATGTCTGTTTACCAAATGCTTTCCGAACTTCATCACTATATTTTAGAACAAGTGCTTTGATCTTAAGATCTGCTAGTGTATCAGATTCAATAAGAGACTGTGTTGTTGTAACTTTATAAACTGGTCCAAAATTACCAATAAGAGTCAATTCATTTACTTGACCACCATCTAAAGTACCTGTTGTGCCGATTCTCATCTCAGCATTAACCAGACGATTCATAATTGTTGTGAGAGATTTAGCTTTGAATGTGTGTGCCTCATCTCCTATGATACATCCAAACTGTTCAAACCAAGCAGGCGGAAGTTTGATAGCACTCTGCCAAGTAGTTATAACAACCGACTGCTCGAATGTTTTCTCTTTGCCAGAATAAATTCTATGCACATCTTCTTCAACATCAAAGTCTGAATCATTTGATGAATAATCAGCAAAGTCTTTATACATCTGTTCAACCAAGGAAGTGGTCGGAACAACAATGATGACTTTCTTATCAAGCTCCTCTTGAAGAAAATAACGAATCAACATATAGATGATAAGTGATTTACCCGAACCAGTTGGTGATACTAATATACCTTTACCATTCTCTGTAGCAAATTCAAATGCTTTCCTTTGATAATCTCTAGCTTCAATTTGCTTACCTCCACCATATAGACTCAAATCATCAATGAATTTCTCATCATAACTAAATCTATTTTCTATATCTGGTGTAAGATTTACTTGATAATCTCTATCCTTAGAAAATTGAAGAACCTCATTTAATAGACCATAAGGAATGGTACTATTCATACGATTATAAAGTCTTAATTTGCCATCCCATTGCTTATTTCGGAAGCTGGGCATAAACTTATAACCTGGAGCATAAAAGGTAAAGTACTCGGATAATTCCATTAAGATGCCAGAATCCCTACTTGTAACATACAAGGTTGATTCATTCTTCTTTTCAATAATAATATTATCCATACTTCTATTTATCATCAATTAAACTAATGTAACTTTCCCTTGCCTTTTCCAATGAGACACAACTGAATTAGAAACACCATACGCTTTTGCCAACTCTCCCATACTTTGATAAACAACACCTTCTATCATCACAACTTTACACACTTTCTTCTTCACCTCTGGGCGGCGCATTGGATTATCATCACCACAGTGACGATGAGTCTTTCTATGTGACATCTTACCAGAATCCCAAGCCTCTTTTATCTTCTTACCTCTTAATGTTACATCAGCTCTTGCACCAAATTCTTTTTGTTTATCCTTATCATTGAAAACACATTTACTTCGTCCTCTCTTCCACCCTGTAGGTATCTCATCAGTTTTAAACATATATTTATCCACAGATCCATTAGTAACCCACATCCTATTAGAAACAGTATCTCCTCCATCACCCTCTTCAATTTTCAGATTAGCCCACTGCGGTGAATTAACAATATCGAGTTCAATGCTTTTATTTGTGGCTACCTTTTTAAATTCCTCTTTATCTTCGGTCTCAAATATCATTTCAGTTGTAATATGATCACCATGCTTCTTTAGATGTCTCTTCCAGTGTTTACCAGAGCCTTTATAGTTAGCATACTCTTCACCTTCAGTGCGTGTATAGCATAGATACTTTAGTTTTGTTTCATTGTGAGTCTTTATCATTAGTTTATGTTTCATATAGTTATTTATAACATAAACGTATCTTACCATCTATTTTTATTAAACTATTTGCTGTTTTAAGCGCAACATTTCAATGACTTCTTTCACAGTCTTGGATTTGATATATCCCCTTTCAACTAAGAGTTTAGCTCTTTTTTCAAGCTCAATATCCTTCTTTAATTCCTCCTTAGTCATAATATTTTTATTCTTTCCTGCGGAAATCTGCGATATCACCTTGACATACATTTGACAATCTATTATAATTGGTTTAATCAAATCAATACAGAACA